TGTTCGATAACCTTGGTGAAATGGCGGGACGCGGTGTAGAATTTGCCCCTGATTCCCCAAATGTTCCCGAACCTGTTGATGCACCAATGTCAATTGATATTGATGAAATTCCAGATGAATTCGAATGATAGTGGTTAGTGTTAGTGATTAGTGGTTAGTGAACCACACCCCGGCCTGCGGCCACCCCTCTCTAGAGGGGAACTTTGCTTACTGGAATAAATCCGTAATTGCGCAATTATTCCAGGATATACTAACCACTAATTACTAACACTAACCACTTCGTCACTTTTTCCTTGCCATAGGTCAGAAAATCACTTATTATTTTGTCAAGATTTACCCAAGGAGTTTTCAATATGGCCCAAGAAGAAATCATTTTTCCAAACAATATCCGAAACATACGACTTGCCGCGGGCATGAAGATGACCGAACTGGCGCGGCGTTCAAATTTATCACTATCCGCCGTTTCCAAGATTGAAAAGGGCGTGCGACGTTTGAATCAAAAGCAGTTGTTGAATATCTGCAATATCTTGGGGTGCAAGTTATCAGACATTTTCATCAAGGACACTGACGAGGTTGCATCAAAATGGCAAAATGAAATTACCCGTCGTATGAATGATAACGAAGATGGTGGTCTTAAAGTATTTGGTACTGGGCTACGCCGGATACGTCAGCAATCTGGCAAAACCATTGCCCAGGCCGCCAAGGACGCGGGTATGACACTTTCGGTTTATCATAAGATAGAGGTTGGCCAGCGCGAGGTTTATAAAAACGAAATCGAACCGTTGGCAAAATCGTTCGCGCATTCGGTCGAAAGTTTGTTCGATAAAATCGCCGAACTTTATAAATCTGGCGAACTAACCAAACAAATGAACAAGGTCAAAGAACGCGTAAAGGCCGTTTTGGTACCGGGCGATTCATCGGACGATTTTGATGAAACGCATGGACATTTGTATGGGGCAAAACTGTATGATAATGCCCGCAAGAAATTGATTCCCGTGTTTGGACATTCTGATGGCAAGGTTATAAGTTTCGTACGGTCTGAATCGAAAATGATTGCGGCACCGGCAAATCTTGAAGGTAGGCGTAATGTATATGCGATTATTCCTAACTCTAAACGTTCGGGCGGTTTTATACCGGAAAAATCTTATGTTTTTGCGGATACCAAGGCGAATGTTGTGCCTGGGGATTTGGCTGTTTTTATTGATGCCGAATTTAGTTCATTAAAAACCGAAGAAAAAACAACCGCTAATATCGCCGTTGTGCGTAAAGATTCCAAGGGCAAAATTTACGGTCAAATGGTTTCGCCCGATGAAAAGATTTCTGCGCCGACAATGCACAAGGTTATAATGATTTTGGCCGAATAAAACACAGCATGGGGGAATAATCGGGATGAAAGCAAGGGCAAGTGTTATTGCGCAAAAACTTTTAAACCTTTATCGCCAGGCACATGTTATTGTTGGCGGTTGGGGCGCGGTGAATCGTGTTTTTATTGACGAAGCAACCGATGAAATCTTGCATGAATTGCAAGATTTGCCCACTGGAAAGATGTTGATTCAACATATTAAAAATTTGCGCGACGGCACAACACCAATGGATTCTATTGCGCGCGAATTGTTGCCATATGGTGGCATGATGGTGGAATCCGCAGTCGCATCAGACATGGCGAATGACGAACTGAAACAATTGATTTTGGCAATTGATTCATTTAACCCAAGTCTTGATGGCATAAATCGATTCATGGCGAATCCAATCATTAAAAAATTCGGTGACGATTGGGTGGCGCGTTCAAAAAATGCCCTGTTCAACAATCCCGAAGCATTACGAAAATTTGATGATATCGTTCGCGTGGCCACGGCTTATCGTATGTGGGACAATGCGAACGAAATTCTTGGACACAATGTGACGGACCGGGTGCGTGCCTACCTGCAAGTCGACATGCCGGAATACGAAACATATTTGCCAATGTTTGGTGATGAGGGCAAAGAACTTTTGCATCGCTTACATGGTCTGCTTAGTTCTATGCCGTCGCATGATGTGGCCTAGGATGTTCGATATATGGTATCCATTGTGTGTGGTGTTCCAATATAAATCATTGTCCCATTTGGCGATAGAATAAAATCTAATTCACGCAGTCTTTCGCGTAAACATGCGCGTTTTTTTACCGTGTTACATGTATTTGGAACCTCTATATCATCGCATATTATTAAATCCGCACGCATACCAGTTATGTTGCCATAAACACCTTGGCATACAACCGATGGTTCGCGTATTCCGATTGGTCGGTTGATTGTTATTTTGTTTTCCGCCCATTCGCGTTTATTTTTTGGTATCATGTCCGCACACCACGGATGATTTTCCAAAACATGTCTGATATGCATAACCATTCGTGTTGCAAGGTGCGTTTCCGCGGATAAAATCAAAATGCGTGTTTCCGGATGCAGGTATAATACGCAACTTGCGAAAATTCCGACGATTGTTGATTTTCCGGAATGCCGAAACGCCATAAGCAACCCCCGACGCGAATCGCCATATGTGACGTCGGTTAAAAAATTCATCATTTCCCTATGATGCGCCGGTGTTTTATACCCTAAAATTTGGTTCCAAGAATCCAAAAATTCATTATATCGATTCATATTTCTTAAATCAATTTATCAAGGTGTTCCAAGATAGAGGTAAGCATATTTTTCTTTTTTGTCGTGATATTTCCCAATTTAATCATGTTTGATTTCTTTTTATTATCGTATGGCGTTTCAATCTCTTGTTGCAATCTGGCCAAAACGTTCTTTTCGGTTATGCCGTTATTCGACATACCGTTTGCGCCATTTCGGGCGCGCTGGGTGGCAAGAACTTTTTTTACTATGTTCTGTTTTTCCGCTTCGTCCGATGCGATTTCTGCTAAAATTTTATTTTTATTTTTTTCGTTTGTGTTTTTATTTTCTTTGTAATTCAAAATATCTGTCACATCTGAAATAATTTGTCCCATTTTATATCCCCTTTGTTTATTTTTAAATTTGATACCGGCCGTATATGGTCACAGACAGAATTTTTAATGGCAGACTGTCCGTCGTAGAAATTTTCCACGGGGCATCAACCAAATCTGATGATGTTCCCAAAACATTTATTGACACATCACCACTGAATCCCGACGAATCCGTGTCATAAACATCATTTGGTAAAATTGCGCGTTCACCATTTATGAACAATGTTTTTGTGTCATAAACCCGAACCATTATTTTTGTTATTCTTATGTATTTGGCGTTGTGACCCGATGTCAAAAGTGGCAGGCCATGTACATTGGCGCTGTATTCATAATTTTCGTTATCAACAAATTCTGAATCAGAAAAATATTCAATGTAAAAATTATCGCCACGTTTTACAACGACAAATGTTTTTTCGCCTGATACCGTCACCGACATAAATTGTCCGTCTGTTGTATAGCGCCCCCATGCCGATATTCCAAGTGATGTGTCATAATCTAATACCGCCATATTTCCATCGGACATTACAACAAAAAGTTTTTTCATGTTTTTGTCGTATGCGATATCTATCGGATCCGTTATAAGGTGTTCAGATAAAGCACATAAATTATTTGCGTTATAATTTTCGCCCAAATCATCAAGGCAAAGTTGTCTGATATCGCGTTTGTTTTTTGAAACAAATACTGTTTTACCTTCCATTTGTTGTGGGGCAAGATATTTATCCGCAACACTGCCAATTGATGTGTGCATTTTTATATTTACTGATTCCGGGGTAAGTGGTTTATTTGAAATCGCCCATTCGCCTTCGGATGTAAATATTTGTAAATTATCGCTGCTAATTAATGTGCAAATGTGCTGTCTGCGGTCGGAAAGTAATGTCAAAAATATCGCCTCGTCATCCAAGCCTGTTCCGATATCAAAATTTCCGTGTTGACCAACATGCGACATCCAAATTCCACCGGGCCATGATTTTGCACCACCAAAAACCAACCTATCTTGGTGAAATGTTATCGCCGATGGCCAACCGCGACGCGGACTAAATGCAGCTTCTTGCCAATCTGATACGGGGGCGTTTGGCATTGTATATGTTCCATTGCACACAACGATTATATCTGTGGCACTTACATAAGAAGTCACCAGCCAAGTTTTACCTACTGCAAACAAATGCCCACCAACATTGTTTTGGGTCCAAAAATCCTCGCTTGCAATAAAGTGTATGGTGTCACCCGAATTCGTGATGGTTATCGTGACATTTTCTGAATCTTCAAACCGCATAAACGGAATTTCGATATTTTTGGTATCCAATGATTTTGAAAAAGCGAAATTTTTTATTTTGAAAACGCCGTTATCATTATAAAAAACAATTGGTGCGTAATCCGGGTGCACAAATATCATCGTACCGAAACGTTGTGCGTATTGAACATTTGGTATGTCGGCAATTGTCCATGGTGTCAAAACATCTTGAACAAATGAATCGTTTGCGTAAATTCTTATGCGACCATTCATCATCGCCAAAATATATTCTTCGGTTTCGGATGCCGAAAATGAAACAAGCCGTGCATTTCCAATCAACTTTACTGATTTTTTTAATCCGGGCCTGCGCCTAAGTCCGCCACCGGCACATACGTCAAAATTTTCCATATATGCAACGCCTTGGATATCATCGTTTTCAAAAAAGTTCGTTGAAATTTCACCGTTTGCAAAAGATTTTTGTGTCCTTATAAAATTTCCCATATTTTCCCCTTTTGTTTATTAAAAACGACTATCTATCAATGAAAAATTTTCTATACCGGTATTTATCGATGTTGTGCTGTCTATGAATTTTGCGGTCTGCAATTCGTTTTCATAAAGTGCGACCAATGTCCTGAATACCGTCTGATCAGAAGTAAGTGGCATGCAAAATTCAACCGCAAGTTTTGTTGCAACAAGTGATGCAAAATAACTTGGGAAATCATTTGGTGATGTTCGGACAATGGCGGTTATGGTTAAACTATCCGTATTTGACACAATTTTATTTTCCATTAGTTTGCCATTGGTTTTTAAAATTCTTAACACATCTGATGGTACAATAAATTCGCCGTTTTCATTGCGCGACAAATTATAAGTGCGACATGCAAAACGCCACGGATGCATCGCCAATAATGTATCTATGACAAAATCAACAAGTGTTCGTCCAAGTTTGGCCGCCGCGGTATCATCTGACAAAGATTGAATCGGATTTTCACCCAATTTCAACAATGCCATAGAACATAAATCTATTTTCGTTAGCATTATTTCCCCCTGTTTCAAAAAAAATTAAATGGGCCGAAAAAATTCGGCCCGTTTGTTTATACTTTAATAATCAACACTAATCCAACACGGCTGTTGTCACCACACCGGCATCACTAACGGCGATTTTCTTTATCGAAGTTTTATCGGATGCGTTGATAATAACAATGTCGCCATTGTTCATCAATGTTCCGACCGCATTGAAATAACCGCTTGCCGTGATGGTTGCCAATGTCACATTTTCAACATAGTGCCACAATGTAAAACCGTTTGCATATGCAATTACCGACAAATTTTTATTTTGAAAAGCCATTGTTTTCCCCTTAGGTTTTTATTGCTATTCACCGCATTTAAGACGGACAATTCCACTGTTATCAATCAACACCGCGCCTTGGGACATGCTGTTGCTAATAAAGTGCGCCGCACGTTCGCCGTGCCACGAAATATCAGTCTTAACTTCTTGACCACATGCATGACCAACACTGGCCGCATGATAAATAAAGCAATCGCGATGTGTCGACGATGACAACGGCAAACCATTGTGCATCAACCATGTGATACCCAGCCATCTTTTAACTTCTCCGCCATCAATGAATGGTAAATCAGAACCAACATATTCCGCAGATGAAAATTCATCGATGCCAAGCAATTCATTCCATTGCTTTACGCCAACAACCGCAAAACGACGTCCATCGTCGGGGACATCATTTTCGTTCAAGATTTCCAACGCATCCAAAACAATTGCTTTGGTCAAACCGGTCGAATAATCACCGGCGTTTTGCGTGGTTGCGGTCATCGCGTTGATAATAAGTTCATCGGTTTTGCGCCCCAATGCGTATGCACCGGCGGATGCAACAACGCGACGTTCGTCGATATTGACCTTTAATTCATCCAACGCATCAACCCAATCACCCGCATAGTAATCTTGCAACACGCATTCAACCGGTTCATGGTTAAGGTTCATAACCGGCACAATACCATGACGTGATTTCGTACTGGCGGTGCCTTTACCGATTTTTTGGAATGTTGTAGATTTACCAACAACACCGGATTTGCTGCGCACGGTCGAACGCAATTTGGTGCCCATCTGTTGATATGCCAAATGGACATCGGCTTCGAATTGTTTCACAAATACTTGATCTATGGAAACAGACATTATTATTCCTTTTGTTAAACGTTATACATGGTGAAAAAATCACCGAACCAAAAATTGTTTTTTGGTTATGCACGTATGCGCCAAAGAACAAAATTAAACGGGTCCGGAATACCGGATTATCCAAGTAAAAAAATTTCAGTCAGACTGATCATATCTGACTGAAAACTTTTTATAATTAAAAATGCCCGCAATACGCGGGCATTTTATAGGTTTAGCGAAAAATTATTTTTTCTTAACGCATTTTTTTGCGCAAGGTTTTTTCGCAACGGTTTTTTTTGCAACCGGTTTTTTCGCCGCAACTTTTTTCACAGCAACTTTTTTTGCCGCTGGTTTTTTTGCAACGGTCTTTTTTGCAACCGGTTTTTTCGCCGCAACTTTCTTTACGGCCGGTTTCTTTGCCGCAGGTTTTTTCGCAGCAGGTTTCTTTGCCGCAGGCTTTTTAGCCGCAACAGTTTTTTTCGCAGCAGGTTTCTTTGCCGCAGTTTTCAAGAATGTGAATGCCATTCTTCTCTCCTTTCTATTTTTTTGGATAGAACAAATTTCTTTTGTTCTTAATTCTATTTTATATTAAACAAAAAAATTAGTAAAGAAGAAAAGTGAATTTTTGTAAAAAAAATTCATTACGAATATAATTTTTTAAAACCGTTTTCAATTTTGCGAATGTATTCTGCATCATGATCACGCCAATATTTTGGATCGCGCATCATGTTTCGCAAATCAGATTCAGATAATTTTTCCGGTGCATTACCTTCCGTTTCTACATGCGGTTCCATTGATTGCATCATCTTATACACACCTTGGATTCCTTGGGGTGTGGAACAAAGTTCATTAAACGCATCGGCGGGCAAAAATCTTTCGCCAAATGATTTTATTGCAACAAATGCATCGCGCATTTTTTCATCACCACCAAAAAATTTTTTCAATTCTACAATCGCATTTGATTCTTGTTGGGTCGCAAAAATTTCAGAAATGATTGGTGATAAAAATTCTTGCGCAATGTTATAAATTTTTTCAACCTGCGAATTTGTTAAACCAATTTTATGAAATTCTTTGCGCACATTTTCATCATCAAACAATTCATTATGTGGATATTCATCGGGGCTTTCGGGAACACCAATCGCGCGCATAAAGCGGTTTCGCACCGATTCGTCAGATTTTTCATCCGGCACTGTTATCATTCCGCCAATCTTTTTTTCAAGTTCATTATATGACTTTATCAATGCATCACTGTTTAATGTTCCATCATCATTTAAAAATTTTTCTGGTACTTTTTCCATTTTATTTTCCTTTTTGTTGATTTGTTTTATGCAACATATAAACACCGCCAACGGCAATTAATGCCTGGATTGTGGCGAACAGATCCGAATCGCCAACAAGGTATGCACACACCGCGGACATAATTCCGCATGCGGTCATTATTTGTGTTCGGCGATTCGCAAAAAATCCGCCACGAAAAAATTTACTCATGTTGCCCCCGTAAAAAAATTATGTGTAAAATAAAATTCCATCAATGTCGCAAATGTATCCGCGCGCAACCGCCCAAGACGGCAAGAATTCCGCGCGATGAAACATTGTTGCATGACAACATGTGTCCGGCAAATTTCCGTGCAACATCGTTTTTGCCACGCGCAGGCACATTTGGAAATCACGACGCAACGCATCCACAGATAAAAATTCATGACGCGTCGATTCGTTTTTCAAAGATTCAAACATTTGTGAATTTGATATAACGCGTTTGATATTTTTTATATCGTGATTCGCGGCGTTAAAAATCATAGATGTTAACGCTTCGACAACGCGCAAAGATTTTGCAAGTGTTTCCGCATAAACGATTCGCGCAACCGTATATGCCAATGTGGTTGTTTCATCGTGCGCTTCTATTATTTCCATTTGCATGATTTTTCCCCATGTAAAAAGCCACGCGTATCGCGTGGCATAAAAAAATCCGCACATAAAAGCGCGAACTATATAATCTCTCCTGTTGATGATGACAGTATATCATAAAACGGTGCAAAAGTCAAGGCAATTGTTTACAACGCCGGTTTTCTGCGGTGTTCAAACCATTATTTCATCACCGTGAATCCACAGGTATTCCGAACCCCGTCGGACAACCAACGCGCCCGAATCGTTTATACCGATCAGTTCCACAATTTCACCACGATATTTAACCGGTGCATTTATTCCAATGGCAAGTTTCATCCACACATCACGCACCGAATCGAATTTTGCATTCATCCATTTATCAAGATTTTTTGTAAGTGCGGAAAAAATTTCTGCGACATCCGCGCGCGTATATTTATCGGTGCGCGTTGTTTCATATTCCGCAACCGTTGGATTGGTGTGAACATTTATTCCAATTCCGACAATAACGAATCGCCCCGCATATTCAATTAGGACCCCAGAAATTTTTTTCCCAGAAATTAAAATATCATTTGGCCATTTTATTGTTGGATGTATTCCAAATGTGATAAGTGTTTCCGCAATTGCGACCGCCACCGCATACGAAAGTCGTGGATCACGTTCGGGTGAATCGAATATAAAACTTGCATACAAATTCCCGTGGTGCGACACCCATTTACGCCGATAACGCCCGCGCCCCGCGGATTGCGCCAGTGCCGTGACAACACAATGGTCGCGCGCGGTGCCATTTGCAATCATATCATACGCATAATCTTGCGTGCTTTGGATTTTATCAAAAGAAAAAACTTTATATCCGCCCAAGTTTGAAAATTCCGTTTATGTTTTTTATAAAGTCATGACCGTACAGTTTGCGCAATTCGTATATCGCGGTTTCCACACTGTGCGTTGTTGCATCGGGCGCGTACCCAAGTGCAACCTTTAAATCATCCGCGGACATGCCGCCGGTTTTATAAAGCAATGTCACGATTTGTGATTGTATATGCGAAAGCGAAACGTGTTCCCCAAAAACAGAATCAATAATCGCGGTGTTGTCCGTTGCCGCAATAATTGATGATTTTAACAGTGATGGCGAAACCGGCGTTTTCAAATTCAATGTGTCCAGATTCACATCGCACAACACCGAATCGGTCGTGACCGTGGCCCCAAGTTCCGTGACAATCTGTTGCCACACGGGGTCAGATGAAAAAATTTTGAATCCTGATAGCATAGGTTTATGATAATACGCAAAAATTCAACTGTCTATAAAAAAGGGGAACCGATACGCGCAGGCACGTATCGGTTTTGGCTGCTCTGAGGCCCACATTTTGCCATCATCCGGCACGTTCAGGTCCAGGATTATCAATAAACTTGGTAAATTCCTGGATTGACGCCCCAGTCGACGACAAAATCTTTGATATGCTGTTGGTGGATGGCCAACGGGGCTGACCTTCCTTGGTCCAACGCTTGCTTTTATTAAAAGTTGTGGGGTCTAAACCGCTGCACCGCGCAAGGCCCGAACATGACATTCCGTGTTCCATTGCGAATCGCTCTATCGCGCGCCAAACATCTTCATGTGTCATAATTTTTTCCTTTTTTTATTAAATTTGATTATATTTTAACGCGTGTGGCGCCGGGTCGCAACAAGCACGATTTCCTAGGATTTCCGGGGCTTTTAGCGCTTTTTTAGTTAAAATTCAAATACCCAAAAAATTTTTTTGACAAAAGTCCTTGACAAATGGTTTTCGTTGTATTATATTTTCGTTTGTCAGAGAGGCAACAATCCCTGACCGAGCATGAAAATGTTCGTGGGGCCCAGAGATTCCAGACTCCCTCCTACATTCTCTCTCCTCTGGACTCTGGACCCCAGCAAAGTTTAGAACGGCTTATTTCTTTTTCTCCTTTCCTTCCTTTCAAAGCCGTTCGAAGAATACCGCCGGCAACGGCGGTGTTTCTTTACTTTTCAAACACAACTGCCAATTCCCAATGGTCGGTGCCGACGAATTGATCGAATGCGGCGGTGGCGGTGATTTTGTACCCTGCATTGGCCAGTATTTTTGCATCGCGGCGCAAAGTTATCGGATTGCACGAAACATAAATTACTTTCTTTACATTTGATTCGGCGATAAGTTTTGTTTGCGCCAATGCGCCGGCGCGCGGTGGGTCCATGATTATTACGTCGTATGTGTTTAGCATCTTTACCGACAACGGATTTTTGAATAAATCGCGCTTTGCACCGATGCCAACCACATCAAATCCGTCTATGTTCGCTTTGCTCACTCCGTCGCGACCTTGTCCGTCCGCGTTCGCCACAAATGTAAAATTGCCAAGCCCGCAAAACAAATCCGCCGCGCGCGCGCCATCATCAATATGCGATGCCACAAATTCGCGCATTGCGGATTCGCTTTGTACGGTCGGCTGCAAAAATGCG